GGAGAGATTGAATCCCCGATAATAATGGATTACCCATTTGCTGTTGTGGAAAAGCTTGGCCTGGTAAAGCTGGGAATCCTCTTACTAAACCTGATTGGAATTGTAATGCCTCAAAAGGTTGAGTAAATCTAGCTAAGTTAGCACGTTGAGCTTGATCAAAAGCACTTTGTTGAGCTTGTTGCTCTGTAATACCTAAACTACTTAAGGTTGTAGCTAAGTTACCCAGGGCAGTTGGTTGATTTGCACCAAACTGTCCGAATAATTGTCCAATACCTCTTTGTTGCTCAGCTCCAGCCAATTGTAATCTAGCTGCGTTTTGTTGTGCTGATCTTTGATCTTCAAAAGCTTTTTGAGCTTGTGTTTGCGCTCTATCAAAGCCGCCTGCAAGAAGATTTGCAATACCGCTACCAAGCCTATCTTGAAAACCTCTTAACGCTTCTGCTTCTAACACACCCTCACGTTCACCGCCAAAAGCTCCTGCGTCAACAGCTTGAGCAGCTCTACCTTGTCTTGATATGTTAAACTGTCTTTGCATCTCCTTTGCAAAATTATCTACAACTTCTTTTTGGAAAGGATTCATAAATGCTTTATATGATTCAGGATCGAATTGACCCATGGTTCCGGCAGTTGTTGTTGCTGCGTTAGCAATTGATGTGCCCGCTTGACCCAATGCACCGACACCTTGACCAAAGAAATCAGGCATTGAAGCTGCTGCATTTGAAAGTAATTGTGTTGCTTGTCCTACTGCTGGAGAGACATTTGCTACCTGAGCTACCGGCACAGGAAACTGTTTTATTCTCTCAGGGCTTGTTAATGCCTCACCTGCTTTTACAAGGTTACCATAAGATTGAGCTAAAATTTCTTCAAAGGTTGCCATTACATTCTACCTATTCCCATGGACTCTGCTTTATCTTCTAAACTGTTCATAATATTATACATGGCTTTTGTTCCCTGTTTTCTATCTCCATTACCCGCTGCCATTACAGCTTGTTTTGTCATAACAAATTCTCCGTCTGAAAGCATTGCAGGTATATCATCTGACTGACCATCACCTGGTCCATTAATCATACCATCTTTTTCTGGAAAGTCACTTATACCTCCACCTTGATTAAATCCTGCAGGAGTGTATGCATCTTGAATTTTTACTTGACCTGTTAAGTATGGGTTTTGTTCAGGATCATATAACATTCTTGCTTGATCTTCTCCTAAAGCGGCTGCAGCAACAGATGCACCTATGCTACCTAATTTTAATAATGAACTATATTTTTTAAAAAAGTCGGTTTCATTTGGATCTACAAATCCCATTCTAACTAAAAAACTTTCGCCACCTTTAGTTGCACCCTCTACTACATCACTTACGCTAGACCTACCAAGATCAGACATTTGATTTTGCATTTGTTGAAATTTTGTTGGAGCCGCAAGTGTTTGTTGCGTCTGTTGTGTTACCTGAGGCTGCATGCCAAAGAACTCACTTACTCCACCTCTAGGATTCAAAGCACCCGCAGTGGCTGCACCTAAAGCTACGTTTCGTAAAACATCTTGTGGTTTTGCACCACCTAATAATCCTAATCCTGCCTGAAATAGAGCTGGGTTCTTTGCTGCAAAACTTCCAATACCACCTAGTAGGCCACTTGCACCTGCTAGTTGAGGAGCTAAAATGCCTAATCCAATCTGTCCCACAGGACTTCTGACTAGATTTTTAGCTGCCTTAAATATATTTTTGAACATTATTCATCCCCAGTAGCTGCTCCACTAAATAAATTTGGTGCAATCACATGCACATCTCTACGTATATCTTCTTCTTTAGTTTCTGTTGCAGGGTTGGCGATGTCAGCGTCCACTTCTTCGTGGCTACTGTATTCATGTCCTGTTTTGGTATTTGTTACAGTTGTTTCTACTTTTGCGCTATAGACAGGCACTTGTTTGCCGTCAATTGTGTCATAGCGTAGAAGAACTGGTTCATCTACAATTTTTGCCATACTATAGTTTTATAGTCGAAAATGTATTAAATCAATAGGTTTATGTCGGGAAACCTACATTGCCTGAGATTGTAATTCTTACGTCATCGGAAGTAAAAAAAGGATATACAGCGTGATTAAGATCTGCTGGAAAAAGTGCTAATTTACCCTCCCAAGTATTATCTACAGCTAAGTCTTCTGACTGTATTCTACCCATTTCATTTGTTTTAAAAAAGGCGAAGTGTCCTGCTTTTACTTGATCTGGTTTCATATTTGGATATCTAGCGATTTCATCCTCCATTTTGTAAGGAATCTTATGCCAGAAAACAAAACTAAATAAACCCTCATGTACATGAACTGGATTAAATTCATATTTTCTTTGAAAGTTTACCCATAAAGATTGCAAAGTTAAATCAACTTCTTTTTTATTTCTATAACCACAAATTTGTTTAAAGTATTGTGGATATTTTTCTTTATGTTTATCAATTAAAGCAAATATAAGAGGATAGACATATTCTTTACCCTCTGGTATTAGATATTCGCTTTTGATATTACCCGCTAGATCCATGTTTGCAGGCACTAAATCTTTAGCTTGAATAACCTCATCTAATTTTTTGGTTATCTCCTCCGGCACTTTTGCTATTAAATACATATTTTATACCTCATTTCGTAATTATAGTCATATTTCCAGCAATTGTCTCAGCATTAGATGTTTTTTTTACATAATGTTCTAAAAAAGCTGGAAAAACAATAATTTGATTTTCTCGACATTGTGGCTGAAAATCATATCCACCAAATAAATGACTTATGAAAGGTTTACCAATAAAGTAACTTCCCAAAATAATATTATTTGGGTTTTTAAAAACGGTGTTTGACTCTTGTATTTTTTTATAAATTATAAAACATAATTCTGAACCTGCATGAGCATGACTCTCTTGAAAGTCTCCATCTTTATAATAATTAGTCCAAATATTTTCTAACTTAATTTCAAAATCTGTAAGTAGAGATTTTTCAATAAGTTTGCAAATAATCTGGTATAAGTATTGCAACGAATGATTATCAATTTTATTTTCACCACCATGTGTGCTAGGAACACCAGATCCAAATTGTTTTTCAATCACAGTCTCTTGAATATTTATTTTAGCAGCATCTATGTTACCTATCCATATAGGCACAGAGAATAAATTTAGTATCATTACTGTTGTTGTTTAACCTCTAATACAGATACTTCAATCATTGCTCTTGAAGCGGCGTTTGCTTGTACTTTCATTACATCTCCTTCTTGATATACCATACTGGTACTAATAGTATTTGTATTTGATGCTGCCACATCAACTTGAAATACTTGAAAATCTGCACTGCCATTATTGTGGTCAATATTAACAGTCACAGCATTTGAACCATCGTAGTTATGTGTGTTAATGGTCTTTACAATAAATGTGGATACCGGGACTGGTGGTGTCGCCGCAACATTTGCTGTAGGCACAGTGAACACTGTAGTTAAATCTGTTGTTGTTACATTAGTAATAAATCTTTTAAATACATCAGCCATTTGAAAAAAACCAACTCCTTCTTGTGGACTCTTCTTGTGTATCCTGTGTATATTGAGTATTTAATTGCTGAACTAATTCCTCTAGCTGTCTAATTAATTCAGCTTGTTGCTCTCTTTGATACTCATCTCTAGGATCAGGAAATCTTGTTAAACTTAGTTTAGCCATTATCTCCTACCATCAGGCTGTATATCAAATCTTTGCGTTCCTAATCTCCAAGCTGTGCCAGTCGTATTAGATACCACATTAACTGTAAACTCTCTGCCTCTACCTCTTAAACTTACAAAATCTGTAGTATCGGTAAAAGTCGTTGTTTTAGTAACACTTGTACTATTATTAGGATAATTTTTAAATTCTAATTTAGCATTTAGTGTTCCCTCTTGATCTTCTACATCTGGTATTAATTTTGAAACAAAAGCAAAATCATTACCCTCACCGATTTGCACAACACCTGATTTAACAAATGCTGTGATAGCCTGACCATCTCCATTATTACCTATTTCATGTAAGAAAACTGAGGATGCTCCATCTGTAAGTCCACTTATAACTTCATTATTTGCTGTGGCTGTTGAACTATATTCAGTCGCTATTGGATTATCAAATACTTCTTTATCTATCCAAGTAGTTCGAGCAAGTGTTCCAGTCCACCATGTACCTTCCAAATAATTATAAGCTACAATAGCATTTATTTGATCTGATCCTGTTCTAGGATAGAACCACATAATTTCATTAAATTCACCATTGTGTCCAGCAAAAGCATTTTCTGATCCTGTTATGTTAATATTATTAAAAACAAATTGTTCTACGGTGCAAGGTAGTTTTTTTACAGTACCATCAAATAAGAAGAAAGAGTCTTGAGACATCCAATAAGATACACCATTTATGTCGACACCTGCGTGGCTACCTATTATACCACAGTTTTGACCAAGCTGTCTTAAACCAAAGGTAAAAGGTGGACCTATAAACTGCATAGAGTGTAAAGATGTATCTGTCCATACTAATATTTGACCTCTTGATCTTTCTGCGGCCACGATCCGTGATCCGTCAGCTATGCGTAATGAACCTGCAGTATTCTCTGCGGTTGGTTGATACGTATTTCTATCTTCTTGATTTGAAAATCTAATTAATAAATCGTCTTGAGCATTACTGCCACCAATTGTGGGTTGAGTTCCCATAAATAAAACATGTCTGTCTGGAGTAGAAACCAAACCTAATCTTGATTTAGTTGGAGCATTAGTAATAGCAGTTGCCCTTGTTGAGACTCCGCTTGAAGGACTCCACTCAAAAGCACCACCATTTAAGACAGTTGCAATGAGCAACTCTCCAAAATTATCAAGGGACCATTGTCTTGCTTCAAGGGTAACATTAGAACTACTTGATGCTGTACCCCATGTGCCCGAACTCCATGTGTCTGTTCCCCAACCAAAGGCAGGAGTTGACAATTCAGGACCAATATTAATTTGGTATTTAGCATTACCTGATCCTCCACCACCTGACGTTGATCCTGACGCAGCAGAACCTGCAGTCACAACATATGCATTGTTATTAGCAACAGATGTAATTTCAAATTCTTTATTCATATCTAATCCGTCAATTGCAGAAAAAGAATCAAAAGTGACAAAATCACCTTGTTGTGCTCCGTGACCAGTATCAGTAACAACTACGGATGTGGTAGCGTTTGTAGTAAAAGGATTTGTTAAAGCTTGTGTTTCTCTAAGAGGGGTGATGTCGTAAGCAACACCTTCTGAATATAAATATAACTTTCTATCTGTGCCAAAAGCATTAAATCTAGTACCGTCCAAAGAGACCCATGCGTGCTGATCTCTTACGACTCCAACTAGTGTTGTACTAAAAAACCTTTCCCATCCTTTAATTTTTTGTGCAGATCCTTGAAAAAATCTAACCATATCGCCATCAGTCCATTTACCCTGACCTGTATAGTCAGTGACTTCTTTGTTTATACCTGGTGCGGGTCTAAAATTTACTAGGGGCATCGTTAGAATATACTATCTTTTACATAAATTTCTAGACCATTGATCTATGGTTGGTAAAATTAATTGCTATTGAGATTCTTTGATGATTGTCGTGTCCACAAGCTCCAACAGAGTGAGGTATGTTTTGCTTAAAAAATACTAAACTACGGTCTTTTGGAATAAATTGATGAGTCTGATTATGTATCTGAGGCACCAAATGAGAAAATATTAGGGGGGTTTTGTCACAACAAACTTTGTGATAATAAACACAAGACCAACCACTAAAGTCATGTATATGTGGTATCATGTAATTTGTTCCTTTGTTTATGTTAACCCAAAAATTAGCATAAAAAAAATTAGGTTCTATTTTATTCATACACTGCTGGCTATATTCTAATAAATCTTTGAATCCAAAAGAAATGTCATGACTTTTATAGCCACCTCTATTACTACCAATGACTCCTTTATCAAACAATAAAAGGTGTTCAATATGTTTATCTATAATCTCAGTATCGTGTGGGTATTTTGTTTCATAAAAACAATCCTTATGAATAACATGTTCTTGTATCATTTTGAGTTAATAAAATTAAATGCCCAAGTCATACGTTCTTTATTACACTTAGTTACACAATGATAGAGATATGGGGGAAATAAAATTAACTTACCCTTAACATCATTAATTTTCTCATCATGTATAGACTCGTATTCTTTAGTTTTACCCTCTACTAACTCTGATCTTGAAAATATTAAATTACCTTCTCCAGGTTTTATTATAAGTATAGCTGCATAATCAACATCCATGTGATGATGCATAGATCCCCAGTCATTTTTTTTGTAATAATTCAACCATGATTCACGCACTTTCCAATTATTATACTTCCAATTTTGCCTTTGTCCAATTTGTGGTAAAATTATAGAACATATATGTGTCGACAATTCTCTGATTTCTTCATATTGTGTTTCAGACAACCATTTGGAAAAACTTTTAACCTTTTCATAGTGTTTGCTCTTATCGTTCGTTACTTTATTTTCTATTCTATCACAAAAAGCATCATCTATACTCGTGTGATACACAGTTGTTGGAAACCAATTAACTTCCGATATTTCTGTGATCATAATTTTTTGGCAACTAAAGATCCGACATGACCTTTATATGCTCTATTGCCAAAGTGAGTTAGAGGCATAGCCAAGTCTGCCCATATTTTACCACCACACTCTTGCCAAAGTCTTGAAAAATAATAATCTTCTGATAAATATCTTTTTTGATCAAGTGTTTTATAAGGTCCTACAGCAAATAGATCATAGCAATTATCTGACTTATAATGTGCTCCATTAACTATTTGATCTGTTTCATATTTTCTTTCAGGAAATTTCTTAAACATAGTTCTAAATACAGATCTCTTTACCAACATCATACCTGTAGCCGCTTCATTAACAGGAAAAAAACCATTTTCGCCTTGTAAGTTTGTCGGATCATCAAAATTAATATTATACCCTAGTGCTTTAGCCTCCATCTCATCAGGAGTTATATTAGGATTGTCTTCCAAAATACCTTTTATTTTCTCAAGATGTATGTGTTTTCTAGGATAAACGCCACAAGCTATGTCTTTGTCAGCACATAATAATCTTTCAATATTTTTCCAAGAAAAACCTATATCTGCGTCTATAAATAATAAATGAGTTGCAACATAATCTTGCTGATCCATCATCATCGATACAATTGTATTACGAGCTCTAGTTATCAAACTTTCATTGCCCATAGACTGAAATCTTAAACCTACATTAGACGCAACAGTCCATTGTTGAAGTTCTAAGAGGCCGTGCATAGTAGCCTCAGATAACATACCTCCATACATGGGCATACCTAAAAATATTTTAAAATTTCTATCCTTCAATTCAGTTGGTGTAATCATTTTTATTCTCCCCTAATATTTTAGTAAAATTATCTACAACCTCATTTATATCAAACCGCATAACATTTGGTGTGTTTGTAATGATGTTACAATTCTTAGAATAATTAAATCTATAATTTGCATTTTGGTCATTCCACAAAACAACACCTCGTGTATTACAAAACTTGTTAGCTGACATATGATTAAGACAACTATCTATTGCAATAAATCCTTTTGCGTATTTTATCATATGAGCATAGTTTCTATAGCATAATGATTGATCAATTTCGCAAATATTTTTAAAAGTATTTTTTAGAGAAAAAACATTTACTACATTCAATTTTAAATCAAAATTTAATACATCAATAATAGATTGTGCTAAATCTCTTCTTATAGATCTAGACCCCTCGAAATCAGTTTCTACTTCATGCTCGTCACTACCTACAAATTGCACAAGTACAAAGTTTTCTAGCTTTGATAAAATTGGTTTCAATCTATCTTCCTCATCATGAGAAAAATATATTTCATTATAAGCGTTTTCTAAGATACTTTGATTTGTTATACGTCTAAAATTATTAACTAAATGAATTTTATTCATGAAAAAATATTTATCATAAGCTTCAACAAAATGTACTTTTTTAAATTTATTTAAAAATTCACTTTTGTCTAATAGTGGTGTTAAGTTTAAGTTGTAACAAAAATTAACGTTTGGGTGGTGTGAAAATATTTTAGGCCATGACGACATGATGTTGACGTTTTGTAACTCTTTCAAACAACTTGTAAAACATATATTTTTACCTATACCACCGTTTAAAACATACAAACTCTCATTCATCTTTTTCCGCCAAGACCAGTTCTTTTATCAAACTTAAAATCCTTATATTCGCCATCTTGATCTACGTAATGTAAAAATACAGTTATAAAATGATCATGTTGACATGGTTCCCTCCAATGAAGTTTATTCATGCCTTTAAATATAATTGCATTATTAGGTAACATGGGAAACTTGTAATCAATTCTATATCTTTCAAGATTATTTTTATTACTAAAATATTTGTAATCTGAATTATCATCCTTTTCTCCTAAAAAAATTTCATAAGGTTGATCTACTGGATGTGCCCCTAAACATAAAGCAACAGTGTATTCACAAGACTCTCTATCAATGTGTGTTTTTAAATCAGATCCTTTATCATAGATTCTAAAAAAAGAATAAGTTGGAAATAATTTTTTTTTGACATTTTGCTCTATGACTGGAGTGCTTAGGTCCATTAAGGTTTCCATAAGATAGTCTGAATGTTCACTTATTAAGGCATTAGTTTGAATATCTGTCTTAAACTGCTTTTGATTGCCATATTTAATAATAGAATAAGTATAAATTAGATTTAATATTTGTTTAGGTAAAAACTCTTTTATAAAAATAGGTTCCACTAAATTACCCATCCTATCAAAGCATATCTTGTGCCTGCTGTTACCTTATTCACTTGGTGTCTAAACATAAAGTTAGATGGAAATATTACTGCATCCCCTTCGTTTTGAGGTATTGTATAAGGTCCATCTGGAGTTTCAAAAACAAATTCTCCGCCCTCATATTGATTATTCAGACAAATAGAAATAGATAATTGTCTTTCACTTACTTTAAGTCCAAAATCAGTATGAAAAACATAACCTGCGTCACTGTCATTCGTTTCATATTTTAATAAATCTAGTTGTGATATTTTTTCTGATTTTAATTTATGTTTTTGTTGATAGTGTTCTACACAATTGAAAATTTTTTCTTGAATAAAATTAGAGCATATTCTTTCACCAAATGTTTCTGGGTTCATTACACTTCTTGTAACACAATTCCTAACATTTTTATTTACGCCACCTACAGTTCCCGCGTCGTTATAGTTGTGATCAAAACAGTTTATTATTTTTTTACAGAAAGGATGTGAGATTACTTTTTTGACTTCTAAGATATATTCTTTCATATTCTTTTATACACAGAAAACTAGTAAGTAATACTGTGTGCAGCAAGATAATCTGTTCTTGCTGTGTCGGCGGCTGTGATCGCAGCTGTTACTGCTGCTGAATCGTCTTCTGCTCCTGCATCTGAGTGAGCACTATAAGTTGAAGTATATGTGGACGACCAAGTATTTTGAGCCTCTGTTCTTATAACAACGTTTGTGGCCCACTGAGGGAAAGAAGATATAGACTCATTATCTCTTGTATCAGTAAATTCAATCGTACCAGTGTTTGTTGTGGCATCCCATTGCAAAGCGTGAATACTAGAGTCAATCTCTGTGTGAGATCTTATATTAAGTTCAACATTGTCATCTAAGTATACATCTGACTCAGTATTTCCAGTGCCTTTAGCTGGACCATCTCCTGTTAAGGATCCACCAGCATCAAAAATTATTGTAATTCTACTTTGAACTGTTGTGTTGTTTACGGTTGTTGCCATTTTTTTTCACCTTTTTAGCTGTAGCCTTTTTAGGCTTCTTCTTAACTTTTACCTTATTATTACTTAGTTGTAAAATAGTTTTATCTTCTTTTAATGAGTCTTTCTTATCTATTGCTTCTTGATGGTTCCCAATCATTTCAAATATAGAACTAGCCACTCCCATGGCTTTTTGTGCATCACCGCTATGTGCTAATACTTTCGTCATAACACTATTTGATCTTACCATCTCATTTCTAAAAGATTCTGTAGCTGCTTTAACTTGCATTGTTTGTTGTGAATTTTCTACCAATAATAAGGGGATCCAAGCTATTGAACAGCCCCATTCTTGAACATCCAATCCTGTTTGAGGATGTTTACCTTGCAACATATTATACCAAATACATCTATGTTTAATGCACTTCTTTTTAAGAAGAGGACAAGTCCCATCTGGGTCAAATATTGGCACTAGTCTTTAGCGGCTATGATTACGTTTGCAAATTTAAGATCCATATCTGGCATTGCAAAACTTGAACTACCTGTAGTGGCAGATCCTAGAGTACCACTAAATGGGTGAGAGTGACTTCCACCACCTCCTGTGCTACTAGTAGAATGGGGGAATGCGTCTGTAGGGCTATAATTACAACGATTTGCAATAGATTTTGGTCTATTAGGTGCTTCATTATTAAACGTAATACTTCCAACAGTATGGCTGTGTGATGCTAATTCAGGAGTTGATAAAGTGTGACCTCCCACTGTTCCACTCACTGATCCTGAAACAGTTAAACTTTTTGACTCTGTTGTTCTTGAATCACCAAATGTTGTTTGAAAAGTATCACTACCACCTGTGCCACCACCAGTTCCGACGACGACTCTCATAGCTGCATTACCTAATGCTGCTGCAGTGTCTTGTGTCCAACCTGTGGGTGCAGATGCTTGATAAAAAACTTGTTTTGTTCCTGAAGGAAAAGGTTCAACGCCAGTAAGATTTGCACCACTACCTATAAATGTGGTTGCAGTAACTGCACCATTGGTTCTTAAAATAATGTTGCCGCCCCCGCCTGTTACATCCCCTTTAAAAGTTGTTGCACCTAATTTGTCAACTGCATTAAACATTTTAAAATTAGCAGAGCCGTCATTATAAACATGTGAGTATGCCCCTTGTGCTATCTCAATACCATTTGCTGTATGACCTGTAGCAGCGATAGTTAAAGTTTGTGAACCTGTCGTGTTATTGAAGAAAACATATTCACCTTCAACAGCAGGCACTAATACTTTGATATCACCTGTAAGTGCACCGGTTAACTCTATGACTTTATTAGCGGACTCAGTGCTTGGGTCAGCGTCGGCTGTAGTGAGCGTAACATCTGCTGAACCAGCAACGGATTTTGATAGATATCCTCCACCAAAAGCGTCAACCACGTCTAAGTTATTATTAGTTCTTGTACCCCAG